CTCCATGCCATCCACCCCGACCGAGGAGTACACCTACGTCGAGGACCTCTACGGGTTGGCGAAGATCGGCGAGGACGAGTTCGACGACACCGACGTCAACCTCGAAGCCTACGTCCGCGACTCGTTCTCCCGCGCCGTGGGAGAGGCCGAGGACACCGGCTTCATCGTCGGCACCGGCCACAGCAACCAGCAGCCGGTGGGCATGTTCACCGCCGGCGGCGGGGTCTCCACGGTGGCCGCGGCTGCGGCTGCGGACGTGTCCGTCGATGACTTCAAGAAGCTGATCTACGCGCTGCCGGCGCAGTACCGCCGCAACGCGAGCTTCCTGATGGCGTCCTCGACGGAGTTGATCCTGTCCACCAAGAAGGACAGCAACGGCAACTACCTGTGGCAGCCGTCCGTTCAGGCGGGCCGACCGAACACCTTCATCGGCTACGCACTGAACAACCAGGAGGACATCGCGGCCGTCGCGGCGTCCAAGAACGTCGCCGCATTCGGCGACTACAACGCCGGCTACCGCGTCTACGACCGGCTCGGCATGACCGTGCAGCGGCTCGTCGAGCTGTACGCGACCAGCGGCATGATCGGCTTCAAGATCCGCCGCCGCGTGACGGGCGACGTGGTCCGACCCGACGCGATCCGCCTGCTGGCCACCCCGGCTAGCTGACCGTCATGAGGGTCAAGTTCAACACGACGGTCTCCGACGGTGAGGGCCGGAAGTTCGCTTCCGGCTCCGTCGCGGACATCGATGACGACCAGGCGAAGGCGTGGCTAGGCCACGGCCTGGTGGACTCCGTCGAGACCGAGAAGCGGGACGCGACCCGGACCGCCCCCCGCACGGCGGTCGGCAAGCGTTCATCGAGGAAGGGCTGAGCCATGCCCGCAGAACTCGCGACCACACTCACCGCCACAACAGACGACCGCCTACTGCAGGCGGAGAGTGTGGTTCGCGAGTTCTGCGGGTGGCACATCGCCCCCACGCACGTCGAGACACTGACCGTCACTGGCTCCGGGGCCGCGCGGCTCATCCTTCCGACGCTGCACATCACCGACCTGACATCGGTCACCGACGACGGCATCGCTCTCAACGTAGCCGACATCAAGGGCTGGGAGTACGGGGTGCTGACGCACCCAACCGACGTCTGGTCCACCGGCCTCGTGGTCGTGGAGCTAGAGCACGGCTTCACCTCGCCCCCTCCGACCGTTCAGGGCATCGTCCAGGCCGTCGCTCAGCGGGCCGTCAACAACCCCGGAAGCGCGCCACGGACGCAGGTGGGACCGTTCGCGGACACCGCCTCACAGACGGGCTTCAACGAGGCGCCAGCCCTGGCACTGCTGAAGTCCGAGAAGGACACGCTGCGTCGGTTCCGCGCGACCGCGAGGTCATGATGCGCGGCGAGCAGATCACCATCCTGACCGCCGGCGCCAAGACCGACCCCTACTCGGGTGAGACCACCGAGGACTGGGACAACCCGACATCCAGATCGGTGACGACGATCGCCCCGCTCGAACCGCGTCCGTCGTCGGAGCCGGTGCAGGACGCCCGGAACGCGGTCATCAAGGGCTGGACCCTGTACCTGCCCGCGGGTGACCCGGTCTCCGCAGCCAACAGGGTGCGGGTGTGTGGCATCGACTACCCGGTGCAGGGCGAGCCGGCCGACTGGGGTGTGGGCGTCGTCGTCCAAGCCTTCACGACGGAGGGCTGACATGGCACGCAGAGTGACCCTGAACCAGGTGGGTCTCGGTGAGCTGCTGAAGTCCGACGAGGTGCGGCAGTTGCTCACAACGCGCGCGGAGCGGGTGCTGGCCGCTGCGCAGGCTGACCCGCACGACGACACCGGCGACTACGAGGCTGGCCTGCACATCGAGCAGGTGACGACCGACCGTGCCGTCGTCCGAGTCGTCTCGGGCGATTGGAAGGGTCACATCCTCGAAGCCAAGTACGGCATCCTCTCCCGCGCTCTCGACGCTGCTGGAGGCGCGTGATGTACCTGAACCCCCAGCACATGAGCACCGCAGACCAGCTGCGGATCGTCCGCTGGCTGGAGGCCAACGGCTGCAGGCATTACATCGCACTCGAGCCCATCATCATCCGAGGGAACATCGCTGAGTACGTCGCGCTGGCGCGCAAGGACGATCGAAGCATTGACCGGCAGATCCGCGCCGGCGACTTCGTCTACCTCGGCCACAAGCGCCTGCGGGTCCGTATCCCACTGAGCAGCGTGGCCTGATGATGCCGGTCGTGTTCCCGGACGTCGAACTGTGGGCGACCGGCTGGCTCCGGTCCGCCCTGACCGCTCGGGCGGAGCCCTACGCCGCCGACGTGTTCGTCTCCAACGCCCGCCCATCCGCCGAGGCGTGGACCAGCGCCCACCCGTCCATTCCTTATCCGGCCCGGATGGTGACGGTCCGGCGCGACGGTGGCCCTCGCCTGGACGTGGTCCGCGAGGCCGCTCGGCTCGGCGTGAACGTGTGGGGCAAGACGGAGCAGGAAGCCTCCGACCTGGCCCGGCTCGTCCGAGCCCTGCTGTGGTCCGCACCCGACGGTGACCCCGTCTGCAAGGTCACCGAGACATCCGGTCCGTCGCCGATCCCGGATGTCCAGCCCCGCCGATACATGACGTTCGAGCTCGTCGTGCGCGGCACTGATCTGTGAGGGAACCCACCATGGCCAAGGTCAAGACAGTCCTCGTCACCCTCGTGCACCCCGACGGCGGCACGGTCCAGGTGGACCCGGACCGGGTCGGCCTGTACGAGTCCGCCGGCTGGGCCCAGACCAGCAAGTAGCACCCCACCCTCTCCGCTGCGCGCACAGCGGTTGTCCTGCGGCACCTCGCCGCGCCCAACCACCCCCTGAAAGGGGATGCCGCAGATGAGCACTGCCTCAGCCAATGTGAGGGTCGCGGTGACCGGCGAGGTCTCGATGGGCCTCACCTCCGCCACCGCGCCGACCGGGACCGGTGGCACGATCACCGGGTTCACCGGTCTCGGCTACGTCTCCGAGGACGGGGTCAAGGAGACCCGTGACCGGTCCACAAACGACATCAAGGCATGGCAGAACGGGGACACGGTCCGCACCGTCGTCACCGACTCCAGCCTGAAGTACCAGCTGACGCTGATCGAGACGAAGAAGGAGACCGTCGAGCTGTACTACGGCGCGACGGTCACCCAGGCTGCCTCGGACGGGTCGTGGGTCATCGTCCCCTCGGCAACCGGTGGTCGGCGTTCCTTCGTCATCGACGTGGTGGACGGGTCGAACCTGCTGCGGATCTACATCCCGCAGGGCGAGGTCACCGAGGTGGGGGAGGTCACCTACTCCAACGGTGACCCGATCGGCTACGAGGTGACGATCACCGCGTACCCGGATGCGACGACTGGCGGTAACGCGAAGGTGTGGAACACCGCGCTGAAGACGCCGTGATAGTCCACCGGCCGCCGTGCTCTGCGCGGACGCGGCGGCCGGTGCCCCACCCCCTATCCGCGCAGCCCCGTCCTGTGCGCTCCATGCGCCTGTGAGGAGAACCGTCATGCCCAAGATCGGAACCGCCATCGTCGAGATCAGGCCAGTGCTCGACGAGGCGACGATGCAAGCCATCTCCGCTCGCATCGAGCAGGCCGTCGCCGACGGAGTCGCACGCGGTCTCGCGAAGGTCTCTGTCGCTCAGAGCCGCGGATCGGTCGTCCGCTTCGCAGGTCCCGCCGCCACCACCATCGACTAGGGAGATCCGCGCATGCCCACCACACCACAGGACCACAAGACCTCGAAGACGTTCTCGTGGCGCACCCCGTCCGGCGAGATCCTGACCATCGTCAGCATCAACGCCATCAAGGGCCGACAGCTGCGCAAGTACCGCAAGCTCGACCCGCTGGACATGCTGTTCTCGATCCTGGAGGACACCGCCGACAAGAAGGCGCTGGCCCTGATCGACGACCTGGAGCGGGCCGACCTGGACGCGATGTTCGAGGCGTGGCAGAACGACGACAGCGAAGGGGCGACACTGGGGGAATCCTGACGCTCCTCGACACCATCGAGGAGCATCGCGCGGCCGTCGAGTACGACTGGCGGTCACGCTTCGGGCTACCACTGTCGTGCGTCCCGGACGTCATGGGCTGGGGCGAGGCGACGCGGCTACTGAGGCTGCTGGCCACCGACCCGTCGGCACAGACGTGCGCCGCGGTCTCGGGGTGGGCGTACCCACTGGACCGCGGCGCGCTCACCATGGCAACGGTCGCGGAGAACATCGCACGTTCCGCAGGTGACAAGCGATTCCATTACCCGCGACCGTGGGACGAGAAACCGAAGGTGCTCGGCACGGCATCGATGAGCGTCGCGCAGATGCGCGCATTCCTCGACAAGCACCGCGCGCAGAACACCAGCGGTGCCGGGCAGGTCGTGACCGTCAGCCGGCCATGAGGCTGAGCAGAGTGGACTTGATCCGATCAGCCTCGTCCTTGCTGACCCGCATCTCGATCGAGTTGCCGGGCGCGATGACTGACACCGCGTAGTTGCGGAGGCCGTCCTTCTTCGTGGTGACGGACGTGATCTGCCGCACCGGGATCATCTCCGTCGATCCGCCCTTCCGAGCGTGCCCGACGAGTGCCGCACCGGTCAGAAGTCGCGTGGCCGTGATGCGGCCCTGCTGCTCCCACTCGATCCGGTCCGGGTAGATCGCCACGGTCGCGTTCTTCCCGGCGATGTGACTCGTGAATTGCATCAGCGCGGACATTCCCAACTCCTTCATGTCGGACCTTCGAGCATAGGGGCAGGTGGGCTATGGCGACGGCGGGTTCTGCATACGTTGACATTCTGCCGTCGATCAAGGGCATCGGCTCGAAGCTCGACAAGGGTCTGGGGCCTGAGCTGGACAGTGCCGGCAAGAGGGGCGGCAAGCGGTTCGGGGACGTGTTCGCACGCTCCTATGCGGGACCGCTGAAGGCCATTGGTGCGGCGGCTGTCGGTGTGTTCGCGACCGCGAAGGTCGCCGGCTTCCTGAGAGACTCGATCGCTGAGGCTCGCGAGTCCCAGAAGGTCGGCGCCTTGACGGCCCAGGTCATCAAGTCCACGGGTGGCGCGGCGAAGGTCACGGCGGCCCAGGTGGGCGACCTGGCGACCGCGATCTCCAATCAGACCGGCATTGACGACGAGGCCGTGCAGAGCGCCAGCAACCTGCTGTTGACGTTCAAGAACTTGCGCAACGAGGTCGGCAAGGGCAACGACGTCTTCAACCAGGCCACGCAGATCGCCACGGACATGGGCGCTGCGCTCGGCACCGAGCCGAAGGCCGCCGCGATCCAGCTCGGCAAGGCATTGAACGACCCCACCAAGGGCATCGCCGCGCTGTCGCGAGTGGGCGTCACCTTCAACAAGCAGCAGACCGACCAGATCAAGAAGATGCAGGCGTCGGGCAACATCCTCGGCGCACAGAAGATCATCCTCGGTGAGCTGAAGTCCGAGTTCGGTGGTGCGGCTGCCGCATCCGCTACAGCCGGTGAGAAGTTCGCCACGACCTACGCCAACTTCAAGGAATCCATCGGTACCGCGCTGCTGCCGATCCTCGACAAGGTGCTCGGTGTGGCCACGAGGTTCGTCACCTACCTGATGGGCAACATGGGTCCGGCCTTCGCTGCGGTGGGCAAGTTTGTCAAGCCGGCCGTGGACACGGTGAAGCTGTTCATCGGCACGATCACTGGCAAGGGCGCGGATGTCGGCGACCTGCCGTGGATGAACGCGGTCATCGACGCTGGCGCGGCCGTCTCGCAGTTCATCGCTGGGCTCCTGCCGTCACTCCAGCGGTTTGGTCAAGTGACCATGGCTGCCTTTCGGCGAATCATCCCCGTCCTCTTGCAGCTGGGGCAAGCGGTCATGGCGAACGTCCTGCCGACCCTTTCCCGACTTGGCGCGTTCTTCACTGGGACGATCCTGCCGGCGGTCTCGACCGTCGTCTCCTACATTGTGGCGAACGTCGTGCCGATCTTCGTGCGCGTCGGACAGATCATCGCGACGCAGGTTCTGCCGATCATCGGTCAGCTCGCCGGGTTCCTGGTCGGGACCCTGCTGCCGGTCTTCGTGGCGGTCTACACGAAGGTTGCTGGCAGCCTGAAGCCGGTCTTTGACCAGTTGGTGGCGACGTTCCAGGCGCGGGTCCTGCCTGCCGTGCAGTCGATTCTGGCGAAGTTCCGCGAGTGGTTGCCCACGATCGAGGCCGTCGTCGTGGTCGTGGCGAAGGTCCTCGGCAAGGTCCTGGAGCTCGCGGCGGCGATCCTCGGGAAGGTCCTCCCGGTGGTGATTCGGTTCGCGGGGTTCCTGCTCGGGACGCTGATTGGTGCGGTGGTCGCGGTGATCGGGGTCGTCGTGAAGATCGTCGCGAAGATGATCGCGTTCGGTGGTGCGGTCGCTTCGGGTATCACGGCGGTCGGGCGGTTCGCGGGAGCTGTCCGAGCGAAGATCGGCGACGCGTTGACGTTCATTGCTGGACTGCCGGGGAAGGTGAAGGGCGCGCTCTCTGGCGCCGGCAAGTGGTTGGTGTCCGCTGGGAAGAACATCGTGCAGGGTCTGATCGACGGCATCGGGTCGATGGCCAAGGATGTCGTGTCTGCTCTGTTGGATCTGCTGCCCGGCCCGCTGAAGAAGTTCGCGGGCAAGCTCGGGATTCATTCTCCCTCAACGGTTTTCGAGGCGTTCGGGGAGAACACGGTCAAGGGGTTTGTCCTTGGCGTGAAGGGCAGCCAGGGTTCGGTGGACTCGGTGATGGGGGACATGTCGTCCCGGGTGGCTCTGCCTGCGCTGTCGGTGCCGAGGGTCCCAGCGTTGCGGGCCGGGTCGCTGGATTCGGCGTCGGCTGCTGACCGAGCGTCGGCGGTGATGTTGGTGTCGCTTCCGAAGGATCAGCTCGACTACCTGGCTGATCGGATGGCTAGCAGAGTTGGGGGCGCGATCACGCAGACCGGGTCCACTGTGCAGACGGGCTCACGGAACAGGCCGCACTCATGACGGACCAGCTGCTGTACGAGGCAGGTGGTGTGTCCCTGGACCTGATGGCGCCACCGTTCACCGCGGAGTTCGAGTCATCGTGGGGCAACTGGGCTCCGGTGACGTCCACCGCGGTGAGTGCGTTCCTCGACGGGTCGGTCGTCAGCGGTGACGGCACGGACAACAGGCTGATCCAGCTTCGGGTGCTGGTCAAGGCGGATACCAGGTCGGTGCTGGCGCAGGCGTGCGAAGCGCTTGTCTCCGTGGCGAATCAGCCGGCAGCGACGTTGACGTGGCTGTCGGATGACGGTCCCGCGCAGGTGTACGAGACGTACCGGGCGCAGCAGCTGTCCCGGTTGGATGACGAGAAGCTGGGTGCCCTGGAGCGCCGATACCAGCTGCCGATCCCTGCGCGTCCGTGGGTGCGGTCTTTGGCGCGGCAGCAGGCTGTGGCGGCGACGGCTGCGGGTGTGGTCGTGGACGACATGGAGTCGGCCAGCCTGGGCGTGATGATGGGCCGGCAGGTCCGCATACCGTTGACGACGGGGCTCGTCGCGGACTGGGGACCGACCGCGGACCCGAACGTGACCCCGGTGCTCGCGTTGAAGGGGACGACGCTGCAGGGCGGGCAGCTGTCCGCGACTGGCGCGACAGTGGCCGATAGCGGCACTGGTTCGTCGGCACTGGTGCGGGTGACAGCGACCGGTACGACGGTGCTGGTGCAGTCGGTCACCGCCTCGCTCGTCTCCGCGGACTACGTGACGTGCATTTGGGGTGCGCGTCCGAACGCGGGCACAGTGACCTACCAGGCTGGCGTGCAGTGGCTTGACGCGTCGTCCACGGTGGTGCGCACCGACTGGGGCTCGTCGATGGTCGTGTCGGCGCAGGGGGGCACCTACGCGGTGTGGCAGGCCAGTCCTCGACCGGCGACAGCGACGCAGGTCCGGCCGGTCCTGCGGTACGCGGCGATCTCGGGTGATGTGTCGCTCGTGCTGGAGTTGACGGTGATGCCGTCGGCTCGGGTGACGTTGACGCCGACGGGTATCGCGCATGACGGTGCTGCGTCGATGGGGATCGTCGCGGAGGACCGACTCGCGTCCGGTGGTGGCGGTGGTAGCGCTTACGCCTGGATGACGTCGGGGTATGTGCACCGGCTGCTGCCAGGCCCGGTGGACGTCTCGGCTCAGCCGTTGTGGCGGGTGTGGCTGCAGTACACGGGTCCGCAGTATGCCCGCACGCCCCGTCTGGTGCAGGTGCCGACGTTGCGGTTGTGGGACGGCGCTGGGCATTGGTCACGCTGGGCGATGACGACGGTGATGGCTCCAGCGCAGACGTGGCTGCAGCTGTCCGGGGACCTGACCTCACCGGTGGAGTCCTCCACGACACCGTGTGACCTGACCGCCGTCGTCGCGTGGGACGTGTCGATCGACATGGACCTGGACGACATCGTGGACGGGTCCACCGAGTCCTCGATGACCGCCTGGCTGGACACGCTCACCGCTGGTCCTGCCGCGACGGCGACGACCTCCACCCGGGGCAGCGTGCTCACTCTCGGCCCGATTCTGGGGTCGGCGCGGACGACGGCGGGTATCACGGTGTCGTCCCCGACGGCCATGTCGTCCCTGCTGGTGGCGTGCATCGACGGCACCACCGGTGACCCGCTCCTCGCGATCACGTCGAACAAGGCTTCCGGCGCGGGGTATGCCGGGACGTATTCGGTGCTCGCGCCGTTGCGTGCCCCGGACATCCCCACCAACCCGACACTCACGGTGTCGCAGAAGATCGCGGGCACTGTGGTGGCGACGCAGGTGCTGACGGGCATCCAGCCGGCCGGGAACTGGTGGGTTGACTTCGGCACCGTCAGTCTGCCGCTGGTCGCCACTCCCGATGAGAACGCGTCCGTGACCTATGACTTTGCGGTGGCTCCCACGACGCTGACGACGTGGACGGACCTGCTGATCGTGGACGTATACGCGTCCATGGTGTGGCTGTCGAACCTGTCCACCGCCCGCAAGGTGGTCATGGTGGACGAGCCGCCGCCGGAGGTGGACCTGGGTGGGATCTGGGTCGGTGACGCGCTGGATCGGACCGACGGCCGTGCGCCGATGACACCGGGTGTCCCGACTCGTCCGCTGCACGTGCAGACCCCGTCCACGAGGCTGCTCGTCTACTGCCCGGGCTCGGGGATCATCACCCTCTCCGCGATGGTCTTGTACTGGCCCAGGTGGGTCGCCGAGGCGATGGTCTAGATGCAGCCGCTGCTGGCCGTGCCCCTCGGTCGTCCCCTGCCGACGTTGCAGATCCTGGCCACCAGTCCGTCGGGCAGGTGGGTGTGGCTGTCCCAGATCGGCCGCGTCACCGGCCTGTCCTACAGCCATTCGTATCCGGGTGGGCCGATGGCCGCGGACTGGTCCCTCGACGTCCCACCGTCAGCGCAGATCCCCGCCCTCGTGCAGGGCTCGACTGTGCAGATCTGGCGGGGCACGGTCATGGTGTGGGCCGGCAAGGTCGCCACCCTGGAAAGGGGAGCGCCGTGGAGGATCACCGCTGACGGCATCGGCTCCGCCGCCGTACATGAGCCGGTCCCCACCACCGGGACCCTCGACAGCATCGTGGACGCGGCGATCACCGCGGGCCTGCCCTGGACCCGACCCGCATCCCTGTCCACAAAGTCATGGACGGGTGACGCCGGCGCCCAGGACGTGGGCAGCACGATGCTCGACCAGGTCCTCACCGACGTCCTCCTCCAAGAGGGCGAGCGGTGGACTGTCACCCCCGGCGGCGTCGTCTCGGCAGTGACCGATCCGACCACACCCACGCTGCTGGTCCGGGCCGACACGGCCCCACCGATGACCCTCGCCAAGTACGCGTCCGAGGTCAGGGTCAAGTACCAGTCGAGCACCGGCAACTACTCGACCCGCCGGCTCGTCAACGCCGCGGCCGCTGCAAGGTTCGGCCGGGTCGTGGCAACCCTCGACGTCTCCTACTCGACGATGACCTCCTCCGCAGCCGACACGCTCGGCAACGCGTGGCTGGCCCGGCACGCCCCGTCCATGACCCTGTCCGGTGACCTCACCGTCACCCGAGGCCAGGTGGTCACCGGCACGGGCGGCGCCGTGGACCTGCCCCTCGCCCGGCCCGGTGTCATGGCCAGGATCGCCGTCCTGCCCCTGATCCGAGACGCCATGCTCGTCCCCTCCGCCGCGATCGACCTGATCATCGGTCAGACCACCTACCACGCCGACGACGGGACCTTGTCGCTGGCCGCGGTGGACCGCGCCCCCTCACCCGGTGAGGTCATCCTCGGAGCCGCCGCATGACCACCGTCTTCGTCGTCCCCCGAGTCTCGAGGCCCCTCGATGAGGCGATGTTCGCGGACCTGGGCATCCCCCACGTGGACCTGGAGGCCGTGACCGGTGGCATCCAGGTCACCGTGCCCATCGACCTGACCCCTGAGCAGGTCCTCCGCGGCCGCATCCGCCTCCTCACCTCCAATGCCGCGGATGAGGCGACGCTGGTGGGTGCGATCGACGCCATGGCCGTGCTGGACCAGATCCAGGCCCAGGCTGCGGCCTACGCCGCGATTCCAGCACCCACGTCGGCTCAGGCTGTCGCCGCGACCAAGACGCTCGCGTCGGCGGTCGCCCAGATCGCCGGCTACGTGCACGCCCTCATCGAGTGGGACGGCCGCGACGCACTCGACCTGCACTGACCCGCCGTACCCCCTACTGCCGTGGAGGACTGACGCATGGCTGGACTGACCACCGTCGAGGCTGTCGCGACCCTGGACGCCCGCTTCCCCATAACGGGCGGCACGGATCACATCGCCTACTCCATCGACGGGACCAGCGAGTGGACCGGTCTGGCTCGTACCCCGGTCGGCGCAACCGGCTGGGCGGCCGCCACATCGGCTGACCCGGCGGTCAAGGCCAACGGCGCGGCGCTGACGACCGCGGCTGCCACCGCTGCGGGGACGGTCACCCACTTCGCGGTCTTCTCGGCTCTGTCAGCAGGCACGCAGCGCACCGACTGGCAGGCCCTGACCGCATCCAAGCCGGTCGCGGTCGGGGACCAGCTCCAGTGGGCTGTGGGGGCGCTCCAGGTCACCCTGACCTGATGGGCCTGGTCCAGTCCCTCGGGTCGGACGAGTCCCCGGTCACCCAGGCGTCGATCACCCTCACTCTGACCGCGGCGACGACGGCCGGCGACACGATCGTCGTCTCCGCGATCCAGGCCTCTGCCAACGGCTTCACCAGCGTCACCGACTCCCGCGGCAACGTCTACACGAAGGAAGCGCAGACCAGCGTCGGCACAAGCCAGACCATCGCCTCGTTCATGGCGATCGGCGCGGCGGCGCTCGCGGCGGGCGACACGATCACCCTCACCTCCGCCGTGTCCAATCAGTACCCGGTGATCGACGCCTATGAGTTCACCCCGGTCTCGGGCCGAGCGGACGCGTCCACGTCCGCGACCGATGCGGGCACCTCGAGCTCGACCTATGCGATCCCGGGTGTGCCGATTCCACCGGGTGACCACCTGCTGATCGGGGTGGTCGGCGAGTCCGGCGCCGGCAGGTCTCAGACCCCGTCCGGGACGTGGATCAAGCTTGGGGCCAACGGCGCCGCAGCGCCGACCTTCCCCCGCACGGTCATGTCTATGTGGGACACGGCCAACGGCGGGACACTGGCGGCGTCGGGAACGTTCTCCGGGTCCGGTCGCTGGTGCGGGCACCTGCTCGCGTTCCCGGTCGCGTCCTCGTCGAGCGTCTTCCCTGTGTCCGGTGTGACCGCTGCCGTGTCGGGTGTCGCCGGGGCCGTGACCGCCCTCCTGCTCGCCGCCGGGACTCTAGCCGGGGTGTCGAGCACCACCGGCACCGTGACAGCCCTACGTCCCGTCTCTGCCGTCACAGCGGCCACGTCCGACACCACGGGCACGGTCACCGTCCTGCATGTCGTGCAGGGCGCCACGACAGCACAGTCCGAGACGACGGGCAGCCCCACCGCCCTCCTGCACGTCTCCGGCACCACGGCCGCCGTGTCCGACACCAGCGGCACTGTGACCGTGACTGTCGGCCCGGCCACCATCCCGGTCACCGGCACCATCCCAGCCGTCTCCGGGACTGCTGGCACGGTGACCCTGCTCGCCGCCGCGAGTGGATCCACGGACGCCACATCCACCACCGTGGGGGACGTGACCCTGCTCGCGCAGGTGTCCGGCAACACCGACGCCGTGTCCGGCACCACCGGAAGTCCCATCAACCCGAGCCGCTACCGCGACCTTGACATCACGTACACGACCTCCCCCGACAGATGGACCGCCGCCACCGCCGGGCCGCGGTGGCAGGCCACCACCGGACACACCAGATGGGGCCACGACACCGGCACCGGCCGGTGGGACTCCACCACCAGCCCCGACCGATGGGAGTGACATGCCGCAGACCATCGCCTTGAGCGCGGGCGCCGTCGAGTACACCCACCCGCTGACCATCACCGAGACCACCGGCAAGGACATCAGCGGCGCGACGATCCGCATGTCCCTCGGCACCTACACGACCCCCGGTGACTGGTCCACCCCGGACACCGACACCAGCCCCACCCCCGCCTCCCGCACCGTCTCCCTGCTCATCGGCGACACCAGACAGCCCGAGGCCGGGGACTACTGGTTGTGGACGATCATCACCGACACCCCCGAGATCGTCCCCCGCCGCCACGACAAGCTCACCATCACCTGACCATGTGGCGACTGACCGCCGTCCTGCTGCTCCTGGCCGTCGGTGTCCTGCTCGGCACCACCATCCGCTGACACAGAGGGGGACGGATGCTGTTCTGGTCGCACCTGGACGACTGGGGCTACTGGGTCGGCGGCGTCATCACCGGTCTGGGCATGCTCGGCTTGGTGGGCAAGTGGATCCGCGGACTCGTCCGCTGGGCGCTCAAGATGAGCCGAGAGATCGACGCCCTGCACGACCTCGCCCAGTACGAGCTGCGACCGAATCACGGTGGATCCCTCAAGGACCACGCCGCGCAGGTCCCACCCCTCGTGGCGAAAGTCGAGACGCTGACGGCTGAGGTAGCCGCACAGGGTCACACGCTCACCGAGCACATGAGCGCAGCGACCTCGGAGCAGACGTCGATGTGGCAGGCCATCGAGGCGATCGCCAAATCCAGTCCACCCGAGGGAGTCTGAGATGTGGCTGACTGACCTGGCTGACGTGGCTCGCTCCACCGGGCTGCCCGTGATCGAGGTGCCCGGCTGGCGCACCCGCGGCCACGCCCCGATGACCGACGTCCGCACGATCATCTGCCACCACACCGCCGGACCCGCCACCGGCAACTACCCGTCCCTCGGCGTCGTCCGGGACGGACGCTCCGACCTGCCAGGGCCGCTGGCGCAGCTCGGTCTGGCCCGGGACGGCACCGTGTACGTCATCGCGGCCGGGCTCTGCTACCACGCAGGCGAGTCCCGAGACCCGAGCTACACGAACTCGCACTCGATCGGGATCGAGGCCGAGGCGACCGGCATCACCAGCTGGCCCGCCGCCCAGATGGACGCCTACGCCCGTCTCGTCCGTGCCCTGGCCGACCACTACCACGTGCCGCTCGCCCGGGTCCTCGGCCATAAGGAGACCTGCGCACCCGTTGGCCGCAAGTCCGACCCGAACTTCGACATGGGCTCATTCCGGGCTCGCGTCACCGCCATCCAGGAGGACGACATGCCCGACCCCAAGGATCTCTGGTCCTTCCCGGTGCCCCGGCCCGGGAACACCGACCAGTCCGCCGGCTACCAGGTGGGCGCGGCGAACGTCAACAGCTACCGGGCGTGGCAGACCTCCCAGCAGGTCCTCGCCCGGGTCGCCGCCATGGAGGCCGCCCTCGCCGCGATCGCCAAGTCCGGCACGGCCGGGCTCGACATGGCCGCCGTCCAGGCCGCCGCCGAAGCCGGCGCCACCGCCGCACTCCAGCACGCCGCCGCACTCATCACCCAGGGAGACCACGCATGAGCACCCCCGACACCACCCCCACCGCACCCACCCAGGTGACCCACCCGTGGCGGGCCACCATCCGCACCCTCGTCGCCGTCCTCGTGTCCCTCGCCGCCTCCTGGGGCATCGTCGTCCAGGCCCTCGGCCTCGACCCGACCTGGCAGTGGGTGGCGCTCGGTTCCGCGGCTGCGGCGGGGATCACCCGGGTGATGGCCCTGCCCGCGACGGAGACCCTGCTGCGTCGGATCGCCCCCTGGCTCGCCGCCGGCAACTGATCGACCCGTTCCCGCTCGAGCTCGCCGCCCCCTCCCACACCGGGAGGGGGCGGCTTTCGCTTATACCCGAGGGTTCTTGCGTGGCCGTCCGCCTCCTGCGCCACGTCCGGGCCTGGTGGCCTTCCATGCGGTGATCCGCTCGGGCAGCCAGCCGGGGTGACCAGACAGGACGACGTCGGGTGCCGGGAACGTGTCGTCACGGACCCGGTAGCGGTGCACGCTGGTTTCCTTCACACCGAGCAGGGCAGCGACGGCGGGCACGTCGATGACTGCCGCACCGGACGGGACGACCTGGGGTCGCCAGATCCGACCGTCCATGGAGTGCGTCTGTGGGGCGAGCACCTGCCGGTCCATCGCCCCGCCCGTGCGGGTGGTCTGCACCGGCCACACGATCAGCCCGGTGAGCTGGGCGGGCAGCCAGTCCCGCAATGGAGGGACAGCCCCGACGTAGGCGGCTCGGCCGGAAACTGGCACGGACACGACCTGCCGGGTGAACTCGGTGACCGTCCCGTCATCCTCGGTCTTGGCCGCGGTCACGTCACGGGCCAGGATCCCGGTCCGTCCGGGGGCGAGCGGATCCTGTCCGAGCGGTGCGGACTCGAACGCTGCCGCCTGCCACCACACCGACCCGATCGTGGCCTTGAGGGTGGCCAGGTCGAGCGCCCCAGTCCATCCGGGCATTGCCACCCATTCCCCGACAGGGGTCCACGCCCGGGCGGGGATGGTGGGTTGGGTGCCGGAGGGGTCACGGGAGACCGGGAACAGGGACAGCCCCCACAGCGCGCACCAGGCGCGCACAGCCGTGGTCGGGGTGATCGTCGTGCCCAACGACCAAGGCCCGGGACGCAGATCCGCCACCTGGGCCAGCACCGTCGCCTCGTCGAGGTCGGCGACCTGGACGGCGATCTTGCGCAGCCGGGCCCGGATGATGTCCGCCCCGGAGCGGGTGGTCTGCATGTCCAGCGGGGAACGTCCCGGCGCGTCTAGCCCGGCCCACACTTTCGGCCAGCCCAGACCCGCGGTCATCGCCTGATCCAGCGTGCCTAGCCCGGCTTCGACCTCGCGGCGTTCCTGCTCCAGTCCGGCCCAGTCCGAGCAGCTGGTGCGGACGGTGGAGAACAACGGCAGCCCATCAGCGTCCGCGTTCATCTGCATCCACGACCCGGCCCGGTTGTGGTCGCGGGCGTGGTCACGGACGAGTCGGGCTGCGGTCTTGGCGGCCACGCCGCTGATCGTCAGGGACAGGTCCATCCCGCTGTGGCGGTCGATCTGGAGGTGATCGTCCCGTCCGGCGGTCAGGATCTGGGCGGCGCCGAGCCCGGCGAGCATGTCGGCGAGCTCGACCGGGCTGTGCGCGGGGACTGTCAGGCTCACAGGGCCCATCCGAGGATCCGGGCCAGGGCCTCGTCGGTGTCCTGGGTGGAGTCGTGCATCCGCTCGGCCCCGTCTCCGTCTTGCAGGCTGATCTCGAACCAGCCTTCGTTGTCGCGGCCGACGCAAACCCGACCGTCAGTGGTGGTGGCGATGGTGATGCCCTCCGGAGTGGACTGGATGCGGTCCGCGTCGAGCCCTGCGGCGGTCAGTGCCTGCGTGAGTGTGGTGATCATGGGTTGCGCTCCGTTCGTGTGTGATGGTGGTCAGGCGAAGGACACGCCGTCGGTGCACCGGCCGCAGGCGTACCCGCTGATCCCCGAGGCGTCCGTGATCCAGCGGGCACCAGACCGGCCGCACTCCTGGCAGCGGTGCGCGCCAGGCCGCACGCTCACCGTCGAGGTGGCGTGAACACTCATTGAGCAGTTGGAGTGGCGGACCGTCCACCGGCCGTTGACCTTGCCGCCGAGCAGGCCAGCCCCGGCGGCGACTCGGGTGCCACAGCTGGAGCAGACGCCGGCGTAGGTGTTGCTGCGGGTCTTGGTGGCGGTGGCGTTCATGCCCTGCTCCCTGATTCGTTGTCCGGCTGACATGGACAACGTTAGTGGGCGTCTGAAACGTTGTCAAGCACTGACAGACAATGTTTTGAGGGGTGTGATGCTAACCTCGGTCCACTCCACCGAGGTCAACCCTTCATCAAGGATGGCGCTCGTATCTGCCGCCTCACCCGGACCACATGTCCTCGTTCGGCCTCGGTGGAGCCCGCTGTCAGCCGCCACACCTACCCTGCCCGTCATGGACATCCGCGAGGCCGGGAAGCCGTGCCTCTACCGGTACGAGGGCGTCTGGCATCGGGGCCTGGTCCGGCAGTGGCGCCGCGAGGATGACCACTGGGTCGGGGACGTCTGGCACGACGGCCACACCATCCCCATCCCCGCCGAACACCTCCGATCCACCGAGGCATGCCAGCGGTGTGCGCTCAAATGGCGGCCACCGCACTACGTGTGAGGAACCTGCGGGACGCACCAGAACGCGCCGCCTCCCACACGGGGAGAGCGGCGCGTTCTGATCGTTCGTTGCCGGGACTCAGCGAGTGCGAGACTCCGGGGTGGCGGCCGCGACGTCGTAAACCGATCCGGCCTGCGGGCTGGTGGTCACGTAGGCCGACGTCACCGGCACGCTGACCTGCGCTGAGCTTGACGTCGCACTCATGGTGAGGGTGCTATCTCCCATGTCCTTCCCTCCTTTGACTACGCGTCTTGTGCGTCAGGCCCCAGTATCGGCCTCTGGGTGCGGCGGGTAAAGCGGGGACGCCTGATCGGCCCCCAGCGCTCGGATGGTCCCGAACCGGGCCTCGTAGTTCGTCATGTTCTCGTTGAGCGCTCGGAGCACATCGAACATGACCGTTGGGGGGATCTTGACCCTCGCCACGACACGAGACGGAATGACGACCTGCGTCTGCCCGTCCGGGCCATCCACCTGATTGGCCGGCAGTGATGCAGCGAAGTCCAACGTGAACTCGTGTGGTGAGTGCCAGACGCTCAGAATGTTGGCGTAGACGCCACCTTCGTCTTGCTCTGTGATCTTCAACTGGAAGCTGGGTACTCCCGGCATGGACTCTTCCTTCGGTTCCGATGTCTAGTGGAGCCGATCATGCTCGTCCCCGCCGCGGCGTGTCAGCGAAACGCCCTCAATCGCCTCAGCCTCCACACCACCGACGGCTCAGCCGCCAACGCGTCGCCGTCGTCCAGCATCGCGTTGACCCGCTGCCAGAACCGGACCGGCGTGAGCCCGAGCTGGGCGATGGCCCGCTCCCGTTGCCCGGGGAGGGGCATCTGCGCGCCGGCGAGGCGCAGCAGGGCATGATCCTCGTCGGTCACGGCTGGTCCAGTACGTCGCCGTCGAGCGTGGCGAGTCGCCGGCATAGGACCACGCCGAGTCCGTCGAGGCCGTCTTCGTCACCTGCTGCTAGGGCTGCGGTGATCGCGTCGATCCGAGCCTGCACCGCCTCATCCATGTCCATGGGTGGAGCGTCGCATCGAGCACCGACAGGATCGTGGGGCGTGGGGCAGATCGTGGGGCAGCGGCTCACCCTACGCGACCCAACCGCACCCAAGCCGATGCCGGAGAAACGGCCTCTGACCTGCATGAACACTGTTCACGCCCGGCGTGCCCCAACCTGACCCTGCTGCGTGAACCGGATTATGAGTCCGCTGCTCTGACCGGCTGAGCTACCGCCCCGTGTGCTCAGATCGCCGTTGCCGTGTGTCTGCGTGGGGCAAACGTGGGGCATGCGACCCGAGTCAGGTTCAGGACCTAAGCCGAGCCACGCTCACGCCCCTTTGGCTTACGCCGGTTCAGGGACGCTCGTGCGACCGTGCTCGGGTCCTTCTCGAGGTGAGCATAGATGGCCGTGGTCTGCGGCGAGACGTGCCCCAGGAGCTTGCCCACCTCCGCCAGCGACACCCCGTCTTGGAGCAGTCTCGACGCGTAGGTGTGTCGCAGGTCGTAGGGCCGCACCTGACCCACGCCGGAGTGCTCGACCGCAGTCCGCCAGGCGGGGGACCAGTTCGAGTTTCGCAGCGGGTGACCAGTTGGCGTGGTGAACACGAGCCCGGACCGGCACTTCCCGCTCTTGTGCTCGACACCGCACGACAAGGGCGCGGGCATGGCCTCGAGATGCTTCTTCAACGCTGCGGCGAGACGGTTGGACAGAGGGACGTCCCGGATCCGTCGGCTCTTCGTGTAGCCCTTGATCGTGCCGTCGGTCTCGCTGTACGTCTCGACGATCCGGGCGATCTTCCGCTTGAGGTCGAGTCGGCTCCTGTGCAGACCGGCCAGCTCGCCCCACCGCACGCCGGTCTCGACGAGAGTGTCCACCACGAGCTGGTCCAACTCGGTCGGCATCTGACGTCGGATGGCCTCGAACTCGTCGTCGGTGAGATACCGTTCGCCGGCCTGTTGCCCCTTCGCCAGCTTGATCCTCGCCGCCGGGTTGTACTCGATGATCTCCGCGTCAAGCGCAGCGGCCAGGGACGCGGAGAGCAGGTGCACACACCGTTGCACCACGGCAGGCCCAGTGCCGGCGGCCCGCATGGAGGCCGCCCAGGCTTTGACGTCCTGCCGCGTGATGGCACCGATCGCGACACCTGTCCAGCGCGGGTCGAGGTGGGTCTTGCGACGGCTGGAGTCCCGGGCGAGGGTGGACGCCTCGACGGTCCGGGTCGGCCACCACTCGTCAGCCCACTTGTCCCATGGCGTCTTGTAGGCGTCCGGGTCCGACCACATCTTCTTGCGAGCGGTGACCTCCTTCGCGCCGGCCTCCCGGACCGCGGTGGCCTTGTGCGTGTAGATCCCGGCTGAGCGGCGCTTACCGCCACCGTCACGGTAGACAGCCCGATACCTGCCCGACGGGAGCTTCTCAGCCCATCCCATGTTCAGCCCACCTCCGCAAGACGACGTCGTAGATAGTGATGCTCGGCCGGGTGCAGGTGGTCGAGACGATCCCAGAGGACATCGACGTCCACTCCGAGGTCGGCGGCCGCCTCCCGGGCGCGCACCTGCGACCACGCGAGCGCGTCGGCCACGGCGTGGATGCTCGGCAGCAGGAGCCGGGCGGTCTCCTTACGGACCCGCATCTCCTCTCGGTCGCCGAGGGTGTCCAGGGCAGGGCCGCGCGTCGCGTGGAGCACCTCGTGGACGAGGGTGGACCGCAGCTGCGGCCAGGTCAGATCGGCGCGCAGGCTGATCGTGCGCGCCTCGTGATCGGTGTAGCCGTAGTCGCCGCGCTTGTGCCGGGTGAGTCGCCATCCCGCCAGGGCACGCAGCCGGCACGGCCGGTTCACGGCCAGCGGGCACACGCAAGGCGCGGCGGCGACGGCTAGGTCAGCCATCGGCACGCGGCTTCGGTGGCTTGCGAGCTGACCGCTTCAACGGCTTGCCAACCTGCCGCTCACGCGCCTGACGAGCCGCACGCTGGGCAGTCACCTCGTCGGTCACCGGCACGTCGGCGCTGCGCTGTAGTTGCTCGAGCTCCACGACCCACGTGCGTGCATCGATGCCGAGTGCCCGCGCGATACGAAGCATCTGGTCAACGTGGACGACCCGTGGATCGCCAGTTGGCGAGAGGAAGTTGGCCAGCGTGCTCCGGGGGATTCCCGTCTTCGTGGCCAGGTCGTCCTGTGTGTACGTGCGCGCGGCGTCGCGGATCAGCTCCAGCAAGCGGAGATTCACCGGACGTCTGGACTGCGCTCCACCTTGTCCCATAGTGAGAGATCGTATCCCAATCTGAACACGCCGCGCAGGGTCTTGCATGAAGTCCCAATCTGAACTACCGTCCCTGTCATGTCCCAATCTGAACAGCATCCCGAGCGGGCGGCGATCGCAGGTGAGATCCGGGCAGTGATGGCGAGGCAGCAGGTGTCTGCTCGAGCAGTCAGCGAGGTGTGCGGGATCACCCGCTCCACGCTGAGTCGCAAGCTGTCCGGCCGCCAGGACTTCTCCGTCCCCGAGCTGATCGACGTCGCCAGGGCGCTCGGGGTCTCGGCGGCGACGCTCCTTGAACCTGCGGTCTCCGAGCAGGTGGCGTCATGAGTGACCGGATCTGGTTCTCCGTCGCCCAGGCGGCCGAGTACGCGACCTGTCATCGAGACACGGTGCGCAAGGCCGCCGAGGCGTCCGAGCTTCACGGGTCTCAGCGGAAGGCACGCGGGCACTGGCGGATCCATCGGGACTGCCTGGACGCCTGGTTGGCCGGCATCGAGTGCTCCCACCGGAGGGCGTCATGAGCGGGGTTACAGCTTCCGCAGTTCACGTCGCAGCCGCCACGTCTGGATCGGGTGACCCGCTGTGGGGGCTGGCCCTCGCTGTGGTCGTTGGATCTCTGGCAGGACTGGTCTTGGCGGCTCTGGTGCTGGCTGCGGTCGATGGGTGCCGGTCGCACCGTCGAATTCGCTGCGTGAGTACTGAGGTCGGGGAGCGACTTGTCGCAGAGGCACGAGTTCGACGCGCCGCCCGCGAGGCCACGTCGGGGAGCGGGTCCAGATGACCGCGATCTGCGCACGCTCCCAGTCCTCAGGCTCGCTGACGACGTCCAAGTGCACACGCTCACCGGATCGGAGAGCTGGTGCGAGCTCGATCGCTGTACGACCGGACGAGTGCGTGCGCACGACCCACTCGGACTTCATGTACACCGTGCAGCCGAGACCAACGGCCAGTACGCGTAGCGCGGCTCCGTCACCGACGTTGGCGAGGTCGGTTGCGGCGGTGGGCACTCCGGCGGTTCCGGCGTATGGCGCGTCCCAGTGGCTCCGGGACTCGAACGTCACCCATGACACTCGCTGTCGGTCGATCACACGCCACAGCGAGGACAGCAGTACGGCCAATGTCGTCGAGATTCCAGTGGCGATCCCTGCTGCGACGACGATCACTCCCCAATCCATGACCCCGGAGTGTGCCGCACTCGGGGGCGCGGCATGACCGCCACCCTGTTCGACCTGCCGTCCTCGCCGACGCTCCAGGTCGTCGCTGACCTCCTCGACCGGGTGTTCCGCAACGAGAAGAACGCGTCCGACCGGGCACTGATCGTCGAGGGCATCGTCACCGTCGCCGCCGAGCACGACGGCTACGTGGACACGAACATCCTGCGGGCGTGGCTGCGGGCTCCCGAGCGGGAGGTGTGGCTGGCGACGCCGCAGGTCGTCGGGTCGGTGTTCAACCGGCTCTCGGCGGCCGGGGTGCTGGTGTTCGACCACTGGACGGACTCCACGGACCGTCGTGGCGGGAACGCCGGTCGGCCGGCGCGCGTGTGGCGTCTGGTGGGTGATCCCCGATGACGTGGTGGGTGTGGCTGCTGCTGGCGTGGATCCCGGTCGCGTTCCTCGCGGGTGTGGTGATCGGCCGGTCGGCGGATCGGATGGGGATCCCGGATGACGGTGAGCCGTCGGGTCCTCGGGTGCGGATCGAGGGACGGCGATGAGGGGGCTGCGGCAGACGCTTCCGGTGGGCCTGACGTTCGGGTGGGAGCTCGACTGGTCTGACGCCGTCCGGATGGCCACGAGGTGCGCGCGCGACGCCCGGCACCGCTACTGCGTCTACCGCCTGGCCGGTCCCGGTGTCGCGTGGGGATATGGACCGGTGCCCCGATGACCCCTGCAGACTCTCGCTCCCGGCTGGTCATGAGCCGTCGGTCGGGCAGCGAGACGGACGCCGTCGGGGAGGTGAGCCGGACGGGCGTGCCTTGTACACGCCCCGCCCCCGTAGACCTCGCCTCCCCGGCGAGCATCCACCGGCCACTCGTGGTCATCCACCACATCCCAGCCCAGTCGGTGCACCTGCACCTGACGGCACGGGAGCGGGCCGAATGCGAGGCCGAGCACGAGGCGCAGACGGCCCGGATGTTCCTGGCCGGGGAGGTGGCGTGATGCGAGGCCAGGCGTTCGAGGCCCGCCACCGCGGGACCTGCGCAGCCTGCGACGAGGCGATCAAGCCGGGTCAGCAGGTCCGGTTCGACGAGGACCAGCTGGTGCACGACGACTGCGCGGCTGCGGCGCCCGTGGAGCGGCCCGTCGTCGTCTGTGACCGCTGCTGGCTGGTCAAGCCGTGCGGATGTGAGGACCCGTCATGACGACCCTGGCTACCGCCGACTGGTGCGAGGCCACCGAAGGCTTCGCTATCTGCGGCACCCGCATGCGGGAGGACAGCCGCCGCCTCTACGGACGTCGCTGGTGCTTCCACTGCCGCGTCCGCCATGACTTCGACTGGGTCGTGATGGTCCCGGACGGCCTGTCCTACTACGGCCCGCACGCCGAGATCCAGGGACCGACGAGCCAGTGCACGGACCTGTTTCCCGGCTGGTCCCGCGAGTGGGTGGAGGACTGATGGGTCCCGTGCCGTCCCTGATGCTCCTGGCCACCCTCGTGGCCCTCGCCGTGGTCCTGACCATCGACGCCATCGACAGACACCAGCCCTGACATGACGGAGCCGGGGTGCCCGCTCCACGAGACCCCGGCTCCGACCTACTACCGAGAGGAAGCATAGCGATGACCGACTCCATCCAGCACGAGGACTGGCTGGCCCAGCTACGGGAGCGGTTCGGCCCTGACCCGATGGCGTGGGCGTTCGTCTGCCCCAACTGCGGCGACGTGGCGACCGGCGCCGACTTCAAGGCCGCACTGGCTGAGCACCCCCTAACCCGGCGCGACGGCTCCCTCATCTCGGCGTCCGAGATCCTCGCCCGGGAGTGCATTGGTCGCATCCTCGGCGCGTTGGAGCGGCCGCGGACCAAGGCGATGGAGGACTCCCGCGAGTGGGGCGGCCGTGGCTGCGACTGGGCCGCCTATGGCCTGTTTCGTGGCCCGGTGGCGATCGAGGCGGGCGACCGCACGATGTACGCGTTCCGCATGGCTGAGCCGGTGTCGGCATGACCACCACCGCCGACACCACGACGCCGGTCCGCTCGCACCAGAGCATGACCATCGTCGTGGGTGACGACGCCGTGATCAGCGTCGGGCACTTCACCGACCACCCGACCCTCGGCTCCTACCACCTGCTCCTCAACGGCTGCGCGGATATCTACCTGACCGAGTCCTCCGCTCGGGCGCTCGTCCGCCGACTCACCCAGGCGATGGACGCGGCTCGGGACGGTGCCGAGTGAGCCCGGATGAGATCGCGTGGACGCGCGCTGAGATCGCACACGCGGAGCAGGCGGGCATCGAGCGGGCCCTGGACGTGCTGCGGTCCATGGCTTCCACGGCCGACCGTGACGCGGCCGCTGAGCCGATGCAGCAGTACGCGCGGCGCATCGCCCTGGCCGAACTATCCCTGGCCCACGGTCACGCTGTCGCCCTGGAGGCACAGCTCGTCATGGCCGGTGCGGCATGACCGCGGGAACCCGCGCGGTCGCCTCTGCTGCGGCTCGTCGTGACCTGGTCCGGTCGATCCGGGAGGACATGCGCGGCGCGGACCTGACCGACGAGGAGCGGCGTCAGATCCTCCTGGACCTGCGCGCCGGGGATGTGGACACCGCCCGGTGGCGGCTCGACACGTACACGTCCCTCGGCCCCAAGGGCTGCCCGGTGCATCTGCATCCGGCGACCCGCACCGACCCCGTCGAGCTGTGCGGTGAGCCGCTGGAGCCGCACTGGGACACGTGCGCCAAGCACGGGGAGGTGGACCTGTGAGGCCGGTGTCGTGTCTGGCCTGTCGTGGTCGTGGCTGTGACGACTGTGAGGGCACTGGCCGGGACGTGTGCGGTGTCGTGCCCATGTGGGCGCCACCGCGGGAGTACTGCGTCCGACGTCGGCCGTGCCCCGTGCACGACGCGGCTCGTGTCCTGCCGACCCCGCACCGCGCGGAGATCGCGGACGTCCGGCTGGGACGGATGGGGGCATGGGCATGAGCGGCACCGTCGTCGAGGCGCTGATCGAGGTCATGCGGTCCGTGTCCCACGTCGCCAAGCGCGACCGCAATGCCAGCCAGGGCTTCAACTTCCGCGGCATCGACGCTGTGATCAACGCAGTCGGCCCGGCCCTGCGGGACCACGGCGTGCTCGTCCTGCCGATCGTCGAGGAGCACATCGCCTCCACGGTGGAGGTCGGGCAGAAGCGCACCCCGATGGGGCACGTCGTCGTCCGCGTCCGGTACCGGTTCGTCGGCCCGGACGGGTCACAGCTGGACTGCGTCACCGTCGGTGAGGCGATGGACTCCGGGGACAAGGCCACCCCGAAGGCCATGTCGGTGGCGTTCCGCACCGCACTGCTCCAGGCCCTCGCCCTGCCCACGGACGAGCCGGACCCGGACTCCACGTCCTACGAGCGGTCGGCGCCCTCCGAGGCGAACCCGAACGCCGACCTGATCAACACGATCTTCCGTCTCGCGCAACAACTTCCGACCGGTCCTCAGGGGGTGCTGTCCGAGTGGGCCGAGTCCCACGACGGACAGCACATCTCCCAGGCCACCGACGTCGGCGGGCTCGAGCTGCTGCGCGACGACCTGACCCAGCGAATCGAGGCACACCCATGACCCGTCGTGACACGGCATCGACCCTGATCCAACTGCGGACCCTCAAAGAGCACGTGGACGCCGCCTACCAGGACGCCCTCCGTCGTGCCCGTGACGACTTCGACCTCCCCGGCGTCCGGGAGATCGGGGTCCTCGGCGACGAGCAGATCGGCCACGTCCTGCTGGCCAAGGGCCGCGAGACGTGGACCGTCACAGACCCCCAGGCGCTCCTGGAGTGGGTGCGCGCCAACGTGCCCGACGAGGTCGTGATCGAGGAGCGGGTCCGCGGCTCCTACGTGTCCGCGCTCCTCGCCCGCGCCAAGTCCCAGGGCAACGCGGCGGACGCGTTCACCGGGGAACTGATCCCCGGGATCGAGTGCCGCCGGTCCGAGCCGAGGCTGGATGTGCGCCCGTCGGAGGACGCAGCCGAGACGATCGGCCGGGTCATGACCGAGGGTCGCCTGTCCCTGACGGACATCACCACCCCAGCAATCGAGGCCCGGCCATGAGCCTCCGCGAGGTCACCATGTGGCGGGTCGTCTGCGACTGGCCCGGATGCACTGCGTCGGCTCAGGACGACACCGAGCACTACGCCTGGTCCGATCGGCAGACCGCCCTGGACGACGTCGTGTACGCGGACTGGTGGGAGAGCGCCGACGAGACGTCGCACTACTGCACCGGCCACCCAGCCGAGTGGGCGAGCGACCACGAGAACAGCGAGCCCTACCCGGCCCCGCCGTACCTGCTCATCGACGACGGGCACGCCAGGCTCGTGGCGGTGGCGGCATGAAGAGGTCGCCGCTCCGTCGCCGCTCCCCGCTGCACTCCCACCGGCAGCCCCCGTTCATCGCCCTGCCCCGCCGCAAGGCCCGTGAGGAAGCCCGGCTGTACCGGGAGCTGCGCGAGCTGGTCCATGCGCGCGAGGACGGACGCTGCGCGTGCTGCGGCACGGGGGTCACTCTCTCTGGGGGTGAGTGCCACCACCGCAAGCTCAGGTCCCGCGGCGGCCCCGACACGGCCTTCTGCTGCATCTGGCTGTGCCCTGCGTGCCACCGGGCCGCACACATGGACATCGGCGGCCAGGCGACCCGTGAGGGCTGGCTGGTCCCGTCCTGGGCCGACGAGCACGCCTGGCCCGTGTGGCGCGGTGGCGCCCGCGGCTGGCAGCAGCCGACTCCGCAGGGCTGGGTGACGGCCGAGCCGACCGTGGACCAGCGCTGGCACAGGCTCCCGGTCACCTCCCAGGAGGTGACGAGGTGAGCACCAGCGTCGTCGGCTACTACGGCAGCAAGGTCCGCGTCGCTCCGCGCATCGTCGATCTGCTGCCCGAGCACCACGGGTACGTCGAGCCGTTCTGCGGCTCCCTCGCTGTCCTGCTGGCCAAGCCCGCCGCACGGTTCGAGGTGGTCAACGACCTCGACGGCGACCTCATGACGTTCTGGCGTGTCCTGCGAGAGCGCCGGGACGACCTGACCCGGTTGTGCGCGCTGACACCGCACTCCCGCGGCGAGTACGAGGCGTCGTGGCCCATCACCGAGGACGTGGACGACGTCGAGCGGGCCCGCCGGGTCTGGGTGAAGCTCACCCAGGGTCGGGCCGGGTCGCTGCGTCAGACCGGGTGGCGCTACCACGAGGCGCCGCTGGGCCGGTCGTCGTCGATGCCCCGCACCCTCGCCGGGTACGTGGGCAGGTTCGCGCTCGTCGCTGACCGGCTCTCGACGGTCACCCTGGAGTGCCGGCCTGCGCTTGAGGTGCTCGCCGCCTACGGCCGTGACCCGCACAACCTGCTCTACCTCGACCCGCCATACCTCGCCTCCACCCGGAGCGGCACGGCGTACAGACACGAGATGCCCGACGAGCAGCAGCACCGCGACCTCGCGGCAGCCCTGGTCGAGTGCAAGGCGACCGTCGTCCTGTCCGGCTACCCGTCACCGCTGTACGACGAGCTGTACGGCAGCTGGGACCGGGCCGAGATCGCCGCGGCAACCGGACAGGGGCCCGTATGGGGCGAGCGAACCGAGGTCGTGTGGTGCAACCGGCAGCTCAGGCAGGACCAACCTCTCGACTTCGAAGGTGCGTCATGAGACCGGACTGGATGGACCGTGCCCTATGCCGCGAGTACGACCCGGACGCATGGTTCCCGGAGGACTCCGCAGAAGCCGCTGTCGCACAGCACATCTGCGACCGCTGCCCCGTCCGGGCCGAGTGCGAGGCCTACGCCATCGCCCGTGGCGAGCGGTTCGGCGTCTGGGGTGGGAAGGTCCGCGGCCGGCGTGACGGCGGGGATGGGTTCTGTCGCCGCTGCCGGGCTGTGGTCGTGGCTGGGCATGGGGTCCGGTACTGCGCGGACTGTCGGGCTGAGGCGAAGGCGGAGACCCGGGCACGGGCACGCGCGAGGGCCGCGTCATGAGCCGCAACGGCGACGTGCTACCGCACCCGGACGGAGACCGTCTCGCCGA